GGTAACGGCGACGTTTGACTGGCGGTAGGACTGCACGATTTCTTGCGCTTCCTGCGAAGATATGTCGAGTCCGGCCATGATCTTGGCCACGTAGCGGAACTTCTCCGCCCCGCAGCCGTAGCCCAAACCCAAGACGCGGGCCTTGGCGAGCTGGCGCATTCTCTTGTCCACGTCCTTGAGTGGACGCGGGTCGGTGTAGCCCATCGTTGCTCGGGCGTGCGCTTCGTAAACGTCGGAGCCTTTCATCAGCTCAAGGCTTTTCCAATCACGGGCCAGATAGCAGATGCACCGCGCTTCGATCTGGGAGAGGTCGCAGATCAGGAGCGTGTAGCCTTCGGGAGCTTTGATCAGGTTGCGGATGTCCACACCGGCTACTTGGCCTTTGGGGAGATTCTGCGCGTTCCATCCGCCCGATCCGCTGTCGCGTCCGGTCACGGCCCCGAAGTATTTCATGTCGTATGGCATCCAGACCGAGGCGGGCTTTTTCCTCGCGAGCATGGCGCGGACTGTCTTGAGGTGCTTATTGCTTTTGCGGTAGTCCCGCACGGCACGAACCCACGGATACTGGTCGGCAAATTCCGCTTCCCACTCGGCTCCTTCGGTCGTTTTCTCGGCGAAGGTGGAGGGCGCACGAATGCCTTCCTTGGTGCATTGATCCCTGATCGCTTGGAGCGAGAGGAGCGCGATGTCCGAGTCTCCTGCCCAGGGGATGAGCTTGGCAGCGCGTTCCGCTTCTTCTTCGAGGATTACCGTCGCCCTTTTGGTCGCCTCCACATCTAAAGGGACACCGCGCATGGTCATCTCGCGGGTTTTCTTGGAGATCAGGCGTTCATGTTCCGGCCACTTGTGTCCGTGGATCTTCCAGATTTGCAGCGTGGCTTTGGCATCCAGAAGCGCGTAACGGGCGATCTCCATCTTGAAATCGTTGTCCATCCGCTTGCGTTTGGGTAGCGCGAGAAAGTCCGTTCCAGGAGGCACGGTGTAATGCCGGCCTTTCATGTTGTCGCGGGTGGACTTCTTCAGCTCGAGGTGGGCCAGATAGAAAGCGGCTTCCTTGAGCGAGCGCGGGTATCCGAGGTAGGCCGCCATGTCCGCAGTGTCGTAGACCGCCTTCGGCTCGACTCGTTTGACTTTCCCCTCCTCGACCAACGCTTGGTAAAGCGTCAGGTCGAACGCAGCGTTGTGCATGAGCCATTCTTGACCGGCGCAAGCATCCCACGGCGCACCGGCCGGCGGCCCGACATACTGCCAACCGGCATCCGAATACATAGCGACCATGTAGATGTCCGTGGCGCGGGCGTAGTTGTAAGCCCCGAGCGTGGTCACGCTCGTTTCGTTGTCGTAGTAGGATTCAAAGTCGATCGCGACAGCCATGATCAGAGTTCGTGAAGTTGTTCTGGAAGGTGCGACCGAAGCCACGCGTTTTCGGTCTTCAGATCGCTGACGAGAAGAAGCAGGCCGTCGATCAATTCCTCTTGGGCTGCAAGTTTCTCGACCACCTGCCCGAGCGTCGTGAATGAATCACGCGGCCCGAAGTTGATGCGACCTATGGTAACGTCAGGGTTCATACTGCTTGAAGAACTCTTTGCGCTTTAGCGCCTTCGCCTTGCGGTATTGCTTGTCGCGTTTTTTCCTCGCGATGAGTTTTTGTTTGAGGTGCGGCTTGGACGACCGATGCCACTTGTTGCAAAAAGGACAGAGATAGACGCGGAAGTCCTCTGGATTCAACGACTCGGCTGCTTCCTTTGACTCGAACGGACGCTTCCGCATACACCCCTTGAGTAAAGCGAGATTGTCCAGAACGTGTGGCATAACTCATTCCTCGCGTTCTCCGTTGCGAACCGCCCATGCGAAGATGGCTCCATAGGTTGCGAGTCCGCCGAGCACAATGCCGACGGCGAGACCGATGAGAAACCAACCGGCGCTCATGCTGTCCTCCAGAAACGAAGGCGATCGACGCCTTCTCCGTCAGTGACGAGTCGGGTCGCAAACTTCTTACCGCCGCGACGGCCGGTGCTTGATGCAATGGATCGCAGCCCATTGAACCCTTCACAGGTCGAGGCCGGATAGATGAACGAGTCGCCGACGTTCAGATTACCCAGTAGGTAGGACAGCGGATGTTGATACCGCGACTGTTCGCCTGGTTTCTTGTCTGCTAGAGGAACGTCTTCGTCGATGACGACAGTGTAAGTTCTCATTTAGCATCTCCTCCTTTGGCGGCGAGCCATGCTCCGAATCCGAATAGACCGACCCAAGAAACGAACAGCCCGACGATCGGGATCATTTGCTCCCTCCGATAAGTTCGCGTTGGCGCTCGGTGAGCAGGTTTTCTTTCCACTCTTCGAGTTGCCATTGCGCGAGTTCTTCCGACATCTGGTGGCGCTTATGAACCTCCAGATAGGCGGAGCCAAACCCGACAACCACGGCGGCGGTGACAGCCATCGCCATGACGGAACAGAATCGACGTGCGGTCATTTCCACACGCCCTTGTGGCAGAGCAGGCCGATAATTCCGTAGTTGGTGATGTCGATCCAAGTGTCCGCGACTTTCTCGTGTTCTGGACTCTTTCCGTTCCAGACCAGCGTCTTCAGCCTTTCGACCTTGTCGTTCAGTCGCACGACCACCCCGCGCTCGCCAAAAGCCGAAATGTTTCCCGGACCGTAGTCGCGGTTTTTTGAGTCGAGAAGGATGGCTGCTTCGCACAGCGCGTGGAATGATTTCCTGCCGAGATCGGTCTCGATTCCGATGATGTCGGCGAGGGTGTCGATCCATTCCTGGTCGGACTCCATGTTGTTGAGTTCCTTCAGGCGTTCGACACGCTCGTCGCGGTCTTGTTGTTCAAGAATGTGTTGTTTCATTGCCCCCATAGAAAAGTGGCTTCCGGCCGGAGGCCCATGCCCCCAATGCTGTTTTCCTCCGACCGGAAGCTGAGTTGATTGGCAGGGTTCCCGCTTTTATGCGGTTACGGGAACAGGGGACTAGAAATAACCAGAGGACCTAACCGCCGCCGCAATCCCTGATCCTGCCAAAGGTTGTTATTTGAAAAGAACCGCTTCGACTTCTTCGCGGAGTTTGGTTTCGGTCAGTCCGTTGGTGCGGATTGCCGGTTGCCACCAACTGTTCTTCTGCCCCTTGATGAGGTTGGAAGACAGATGCCACCATCCGCCGACGATACCCGTCTGCGAGAGATGACCGCGCAGGGCCGAGGCCACAGTCACAGCGACGGCGCCGAACGCCGTTCCCGAAACTGTCCAGATGACACGGGCGAATTTCTTTCCGCCGAGCGTGTTGTAGAACAACGCCGCCGCGTCCTCGTCGAGCGTCTCAGGCTGCTCGATGAACAGCTCGATGTGCGCGATCTCGGAGAAGCAGCCTTCTTTCTGCGCCCTGTCGATGCGCCCGCCGGAGGCGAACACTTCGGACGAGCTGTTGAAGACCTGCGCGGGCTTCGCGTCGCGTTCTTCAAACGGAATGTTCTCTTGGTATTGCTTGGCCATCGAAGCGACGATCACGTTGAGTGGCGCGCTCTTTTCGCGGGAGCCTTCGGCCAAGCCGTTGATTTGGTGCTCCTTGTTGATGACGTAGGTGCCGGGGATGAACGTATTGGCTAGTTCACCCGACTTGTTGACCAAGTTGAGGCGCGGGAGGCGCGTGTCTTGGGCGGTCCACTCGCCGATCAAGCCGTTGGCCGGATTACCCACCGGGACGGCGGTCGCGAGTTGTTTGGATTCGGCGGTCACGAGGGTTTTTTCCTCTGTGGCAGCCGGTTGCTTTTCGAGATCCTCGAAGCTGATTTTACTCATGTTGTTTGTTTCTGATTTTGTTGGGCAGATGCCGTCTGCCTGCGGTTTCGCGGTGGTGAGGTTATTCACCTCCGCTAAATTGTTTTTCGTAGAAAGTGGATGCGGCCTTCCGATTTGGCGGCGTTGGCGTCAAGTAAGGCGCAGCGCAGTTCTTCCTTGGCCGACTTCATCGTCCCGCGTTTGGCCGTTCTCGCCACCGCTTTCTCCAAGTCGCCGATCGACACGTCGGCGCAGGCTGCGAAGGCTTCCGGTGTGATTGTGTCTTTGACCACGTCCCACGCAGCCTGCGCGTCGACGATTTTGAAAGGGGCCGACCGCTCGGCCAGCTCGAAGCCGGGGATTTCGATCCCTTCGTGCAGCCGCATTTCCAAGGCGCGTTGGTCGACTTTCTCGGCCCACGATTTGAGGATCGGGCCGAGTCGCTTGGCCGTTGCCATGACGAGCGGATCGTCGATCAGGGCCGGATCGTATTTGTCCGGCAAGGTCAGCTCCTCGGGTTTGTATTGGCTCGCCACGGCGAGCGCGAGGTTGTTCAGCTTCGGGCAGACGGCCCGTTGGCCGCACCACGCGCAGTGGGATCCGGTCTGATAAGTCTCGGGGTTATTGCGTCGAGCCGCTTCGATGATCGCGGCGGTTTGCGCCGAGAGCCGCTCGTAGTCGGATGACCGCGACCACGACTCGACATCAATAGCCCCTTGAAATGGAAGGACGACGTGGGCGGTGACGATTTCCGTCTCGGGATGGGCATCCCAAACACCCACGGAGTAGGCCCAAAATTGCGGTGAATCCGCTTCGTAGGCACTGAAGGCAAACTTGTAGTCGACCAGCTCGCACTTGTTTCCGTGCAGGATCAGATGGTCGATGTGTCCGAACTGATCGAGCATCTTGTAACGTCTCTCGCGAATCTCCTTCGCGTCCTTGGTTTGGCCGCGGAGGTGTGCCAGATATTTCAAGCACATAGCGGCTGCGTCGCGGAGCCGCGTATCCTCCGGCGGTATAACGTCTAGGTTTTCCTTCTCCACGGCCAGATGCCCGAGAGTTCCCCTGTCGGCCGCGCTCTTGTCTCTCGTCTGGTCGTTGCGGAATCCTGGACATATTGCTTTGAGTTTGAGGGAGGAGGGAGAGTGCTCGCTGTGGGCGGGTTGTGAGGTTATGACTGCGGGCATAGATGGTGTGACTTCGGTTGTTTCGGGTTCGTTCAAATTATTTTTGCCTCGGTTGAGAATTTCTACATTCTGGCGTTTTTGCGCGGTCAACTTCAGCGCCGCTTGCTCGACTGTTCCTCCTGCGTAAAGACGGATTGCAAGCGCCCGAGACTTTGCACCCACCCGACAGATTCGTCCAACAGCCTGCTCCTCGACGGTCCCCGAGAACTGGGGGCATATAAGTGCAACACGTGGGAACTCTCCGACCACGTCGTGTAAATCGATGGATTGTCCACCCGCCGCGATCTGGACGATGACACAGCGGAGTTCGTTTTCTTGGAACCGGCGTTGGGTTTCGGCTCTGGCTTTCGAGGTCTGTCTCCCGTCGATGATCGCGAAACCTGTTTCGTGATGTGAGAAGCGTTCTGCTGCTTGGTCGATGGATTCATGGAAATTTAGGAAGAGGACCACCGACCCGCCTGATTCGACGATCTCCTGGGCACGCTCCACCAGATACGCGACTTTGACCGTTTCAAGGGCTTGGCGCTGCCGGAGGTTTTTGACACCGCCCGGATCATCCGGATCAGCCATTTCGTCATAAAGCGCCTTTACAGTAGCGCGGTCTTTATCTGAGAGCCAAAGGGGCTCGTCCGAGAGCATGAGGTCAGGGAGTTGCTCGCGTAGCTCCGCCTCAGAAACCCGATATCCTCTATTCGTGAATACCGAATGGTGCAGCCGGTCCATCTTGTCCTTGTTCGTGTAGGGATCCCATTCCAAGCCGCCCCACCGCGATTTCTCGGCACCCATGTCCCTGACCCACTTCCAGTAGTAGCTCGGCGTGAAAAGCCGGAGGTTGACCCCGATCGCCTTCATTCGCAGCGGGTTCTCGGCGGCGGTCGCCGAGAGCATCAGGGTGTAATGGCCGGCCGCAGCCTCGAGCAGCTTCCCGTTCTGGGAGCTGTGTGCGCCGAACATGTGAACTTCGTCGAAAATCAAAAGACACCGCTCGGGTATATTCCACTCGAACTTTACCTTTTTACCCCCGTTCGGGATCTTTTTGAGCCAGGGCGTGTTCCCGTTCCGTAACTTTTCTGGGTTCAGGACGAAGAGTGGATCGACGCCGAACGCGGCTAGGGTGCTCTCCCACTTCACCAGCACTGACTTCGGCGCTATAACACACGTCGGTATGGCAAACCGTGCCGCAACCGCACTCGCAATGATTGTTTTTCCGCCGCCGCAGCCGGTCCCGTCGAGGCTGGCCCCAACAGAGTCGAGGATCTTGATATGCCGCGCCACGGCGTCTTCTTGGTAGGGGAATAGTTTGAACGCTTTAGTTGTCATCTATGTCAAACTCAACCTATGAAAATTATTAACTCAATACTTGTAGCGGGTCTCCTTACGGGAACCGCATTAGCTGGCGACGGGTCTTTCTATGTGATCGATCTCTCAAAACCGAACGGGATCACGTATGTCCAGAAACAGGGCAATCGATATTACTACTCGTCCGATCAATCAGACGCGGTGATGGAACGAATCCGGTCGAATAGAGAACGGCGGGCTGAACGCCGGGAGGCGCAGAATCGGGAGTTGCTAGGGAGTCTGCTGGACTGACCCAATCGGAGTCGCGCACCAAGCGCAGCCAATCAGCGGCGAGCATCGTGACCAACCACGGCTCGCCGTTTTTCTTGTGGGCGACGACAGGTGTCTTAGTGCCGGCGTCATTGATCGCCTGCTTCATCGCGGCGAGCACGTTCAAGTTCTGCACTCCCTTCACTTCGAAATGCAGACCCGGCAACTCCGGACAAACTACGTCGGCATTCCCCGCGGCACCGCAATACTGCTGACCGCGGAACGCTTTGAGGAATCCTGCCTCGCGGAGTTGATCCCGCCAAAGGCGCTCGACCCGTTTGCCTTTCTGTCGTGAATTCACGGGACGGCGGAAGTGATCCGGCCTTGCGCCCAACGGACGAGGTCGTCTTCGCTATACATCAGTTTGCGGTCTCCAATGCGCGTGCAGGGAAGCCCTTGCTTGCGCCAGTAGGCCAGCGAGTTGCGGTGGAGTGGTTTGCCGAAGATTTCGCTCAATCGGGCGACGGCTTCGGTTGATCCGTAAACGGACTTGCGCTGTTGCACGGGGTTTTCAATGTCCAGCCGGACACGGCCTTCCCCGACCGGCGTCGCTTTGAACGACGCGCATTCGATGGTCATGGTCATAAAGGTGACGAGGTTATTATCCTTCGATCAATGTTTTTGTCAGGGCGTTGCGGATGATCTCGCTGATCGAGAGGCCGGTTTTGGCAGCCGTCTCGACCAGCGATTTCTCCAGCTCAGGGCTACTGGCAAAACTGCGGATGAGCTTCGGGTTGCGAAGCCCCCGCAGTTTTCTCGTCAGTGATGTTGTCTCGCAAGGCGCTGGTTCCGTCATGGGTGAAAAGGTAGCTGTTAATCATATCTTCGACAAACAGTTGCCCGAGACGTTCAGCCGGAAGGTTGACTTCATTCGCGAGTTTTTGGAGTTTGAGGGTCAGGTTTTCGTTGATCGTAATGTGCATGGTTATTATGTTTACGTTACGGGTTTGGTGGGGCTGGCGTGTGAGATTATTTGCGGATCTTCTTCATTACTGCTGTCAGCGCCTCGAGCGTGTCGGGATCGAGGTTGGCGGTGGCGCGCTCTTCAGCGTCGTCTGGCAGTTGGCTTGATATCTGGCTGGCGATCTTGCGGACAGATCCGTCTTTGTCCACGTCGCGGAGGAACTTTTCTGTCGCCTGGCGGATTAACGCCGAGACGTTGGTTGATTGTGCCGCAGCTAAGACATCGAGTGCTTTGGCGTTGATCCGGTCTTCGATATACGAGAGCCGTCTGGTTCCTGCTTTTAGTTGATTAGGCATTTTGGTTTTTCTTTTCTGTTGGGTTTTCTGAAAATTCACTCTTCTTCTCGTTTTGGTGTTCAAGCGTCCACGATAACAACCTTTCTAGCGAATGCGCGACGGCGAAGTCAAACACCTTTTGTGGGGTTATGTCAAACCACTCTCTTGCCGCCGCTGGGGTGACCAAGGACTTGTAATGCTCACGGAGCATCTGCGGGGAGTTTCCCGCCAGCTCCGAAGTCAAGGCCGCGTTCCGGTGGAGCGCGAGGTGGTAAGAACAAAATGAATGGCGCAGGACGTTCTGTTTCCAAACCAAGCCGACATCCTTGAGCCGGTCCTTGTAGGAAATGGCGGCGATGCTTTTCCTGCTCGGGCGGCTCCCACTTGCGGGGAGCTTGGCCACGGCCAGCCATTCTTTGAGGTTGCTCGGTAGCTCAAGGACGCGGCGCGATCCTTTCTTGGCGATCTCCGCGTTGATCGCGGCTACGTTCTCTTCGACTGAGAAATGCTCCGGCGTCATGCGCTCAAACTCTGCGCGCCGCGCCCCCGCAAAAGCCATCGTCGCCACGTAGGCAATCTGGTGAGGTTGGGCTACGATGAAAAGCCGCATCAATTCCTCCGGTGTGAACACGGCGGGGGTGCTGTGCTTGGTCGAGGGCAGCTTGATGGTCTCGGCCACGCTTTCGTATTCACGGCCGACGTATTTCATGCGGACGGCGTGGAGTTCCAGAGCGCGGAATGCCCGCAAAAGATTCTTTTTGTAGGTCGGGGTGAACTCGCTATCGGAGAACTTGCGTTCAATGAATCCGGTCGTGATTTCAGGCAAACTCATTGCGCCCGCCCATTTCTTCCATAGGTTGTTCGCGGACGTGATGCTTTCCCTGTATCTCTTTGATACGCTTCTTGCCTTGGCCGCTTCGAGAAACTCGTCGGCGATTTCGGCGAGGGTTTTGCGCGGCGCCCCGATGCGATGAAATTTGAGATAGAATTCGACCGCAGTGTGGAGCGGAACCGACCCGAGCTTACGAGCACACTCGCGGTAGTAGACGATGTCTTCACTGCGGACAGTGGTTTTTTCCCCCTCCGCACGGGCCAGGTCGCGAACGATGCGCTCGGCTTCTGCGATGGCTTTGTCGGCGCTGGAGAACGCACGACGAAAGCCGCGCCGCCCCACGCGCCAATTCAGTCGAAAGAACTTGTAGCTGTTGTTTCGCGTCTCGCGGATGCTCACTTTGGAGCCGTTCAAGTGCAGTTCGTGGCGCCCCGGCGCGGTCTCAATAAGGGTGGATTTCGTCATGCTATATTTGACGTAAGTGTGTGCCAATTCGTTCAAAATTAGTCATAACCTCGCCTAAAAAATAATACCAAATGTCACGTAACTTTTCAAATAACAGAGTAAACAAGCCAATTTACAAATTTGAAAATTGGGCAGCGCGCACGGGATTCGAAGTCGTTTTCTTAGTGCCACAAACACCAACAACATCAGAACTTTGCACCATTATCAAATTTCCGTGTGCCGGAGGTTGGTGACTAGTTTTGGCACATTTTGACTTATGCTATTTCGACCATGTCTCATTAACGACGCCTCGACGATTCCTGCCGGATCCATCCAGCGATACGGCTACGTCTTCCCACAGGAGTTTACCGAATGGGCCGTTGAGCTGTTCATGTATCGCGAAGGCCGGTTTTCGCCGGAGAGCTTGGGCCGCGAGGAACACTTCAAACGTGCGGCCAGATTCTTTTGGAATAAAAAGACCGAGAACTTCGTTTGGCACCCCTGGGCTGACGACATGCTCCATGCCTGCTGTAACCACCGCTATGTCGGTTTTGCTGGTTGCGGCTCGTCCGGCAAGTCGGACTTTATGGCCGTCTGGGTCTTGCTGAACTGGCTGGCGGCCCCTTTCCATACGCTCGGGTTGCTGACTTCGACCTCGATCCGCGATGCCAAAAAACGGGTCTGGGGCGCCGTGCAGCGGTATTGGCCCGCCATTAAGGACGTGGCGCCCGCCAAGTTGACCGACACTCCGACCCCTGCCATCTACGTGATGAAGGAAGGCCAGCGCCTAGAGCAGGCCGGTATATACCTCATTCCGGCCGAGGCCCGAAAATCCAACGAAGTCACCGGCAAAATGCGAGGCATGAAAGCCGCCCGTGTTTATCTAGCCGCCGACGAGTTGTCCGAACTCAGTCATGCGCTGATCGACACGGCGCTTTCCAACATGGCCAACAACCCCGTGCTGCACGTGTGCGCGGCGGCTAATCCGGTGTCGTATTACGATCCCTTTGGGAAATTTGTTGAGCCGAAAGACGGATGGGGTTCGATCAACGTCAACATGGATCAGTGGGAGACCAAGCTCGGCGGGGTGTGTTTGCACTTCGACGCATTAAAAAACCCGAACTATCTAGAATCCCAGAACCGCTGGCCGATCCAAAAGTGGGAAAAGATTGATGAGGCGCGCACACGACTAGGCGAAGATTCGCCGCTGTTCTGGCGCGACTACCGGGGTTTTTGGCCGCCGCAGGCGGTCAGCAAAGCCATCTACAGCGAGGCCGAGATCATCCGGTTCCAAGCCGATCAAAAGCCCGTTTGGAAGGGCCGAGTCGAGCGGGTGGCTGGAATCGACCCTTCCTTTGTGAGCGGCGGAGACCGATGTGTCCTCTATCTGGGCTCCTATGGCCAGAACAAAGATGGAGCCGATCAGGTATCGTTTGACACGTTCCATTACCTTGAAGACGAGGCATCTAACCCCGAACCCCGCACTTTCCAGATCGCTAAACAAATCCTCACCATTATCAAAGACGCTGGCGTCCCGTGGCGGAATGTCGGCGTCGATGTAACCGGCGGAGGAGTTCCCTTCTGTGACGCGCTCGCCACGGTCTGCGGATCGAACGAGTTTCTGCGTGTCCATTTCGGTGGCGCTCCCTCGAGCCGATCGCTTTCGACTTACGACCCGACTAAGTGCGAGGACAAGTATGTCAATCGGGTGACCGAACTGTGGTTCTCGGCCAAGGAGTTTCTTCAGAACGGCCAGCTCCGGGGAGTCGGACCCGACTTGGCGCGGGAAATGACCAGCCGGAACTACGACACGCGAAAGTCGGGTTCGATGAAGGTGATAGTAGAGCCGAAGGCGGATATGAAGGCCCGCACCGGCCGATCACCAGACATCGCTGACGCCGCATTCGTCCTCCTCGACGTTATACGGGAGAGGTTCGGTTTACGGCCACCCCAGGAAGGCAGCTCCCGACGCGGGGGTTCGACACGCTGGAAAGAGACAATGACCAATGGAAAATTCGCACCGCGCCGGACCGCCAGCCAGTTGACACGTTTTTAGGACATGGGATCATAACCGCACAACCTATGATGGAGCCAGATCCAATCGGACCCGAGGAGTATGCGCTGGCTTTGCTGGTCGCGTTCTTCGCGATGCTCCTGATGACGAGCTACTGGATCGGAATTTTATGAGCCTATACGAAAACATCAACAAACGTCGGAAAGCGGGCACGTCCCGTCCGAAGTCCAAGTCCACCATCGAGCCCAAGACCTACGCGAAGATGAAGAATAAGCGCGGCGGGTTCTCGGCCAAGAAGCGGAGATAATCATGGCTACCTACAAAGGCAAGAAGGTCACGCTGTATAAGCCCCGCAAGATGGCGGGCATCACTCCGGCCGCGAAGAAGAAGTCGGTCTTCGTGCCGGGCAAGAAGGCTGGCACCGCGAAAGTCGTCCACTTCGGGGACTCCTCGATGTCGGACTTCACCAAGCACAAGAACCCGAAACGTCGCGCCAACTTCCGCAGCCGCCACAACTGCGCGGCCAAGAAGGACAAATCCACCGCGGGATACTGGGCCTGCAAAGACTTATGGTGACTATTGAACAAGTCGAAGACGCGGCGATGATCGCGTTCGGATCATTCTTCGTGATCGGTTTCTTCATCCTCTCGATCACGTTTGCTCTCGGTTCGCTGGTTCTGGGCGTGGCCGGGCTCAAGTGGGCGTGGGGTTTTCTTCAATGACGACCGCAACCGAATACCCGCGCCTCCACCAGATCGGCTGCAACGTGAAGCGTGAACCGATGGACCATGTTCCGTGGACCGAGTTGGATGCAGCGATCAAGGATGCAGGGTTGGACCGTGAGAGGTTCAGCGATCTCTTCGGGGTGCAGACATGCTACGCGGGTGGGGTCTATGCGTGGGATGCCGAGGCTGTGCTCGAACGCATGATGAGCGGGAAGCTGACCGGATCACAGAAGTATTGGGATTGATATGGTCATCAAGTGGGAACCTTCATTGCTTGTCCATACGCCACACGGCGAAGGCGAGGCTTTAGCCACAATGGACTACGGACTTAGCACCAACTCGGTCTGGATCGTCCGGCTGCACGGCGGAGAGCCTAGACACTACTTCTCACCAGACATTCGCATCTACGGCAACCCGATGGAGGGGCGTGGATGGGATGTGGAGATACCGGAGGGTTGGGTGAAATGATCCCCGCCGTCATCACTTGTTACTCGGAGAACATGGCCGAGGTCGCCGCGCTGACCGTGCCGACCCATGCGAAATTCGCCGAGACATGGTCCATGCACCATGAAGCACGCACCGTGCCGCAGGAAGGGTGTCTCTGGGCCAAGGTCGCGATGATCCGTGAATACTTGGAGCGCGGTCACCGCTTGGTCTGTTGGCTCGATGCCGATGCCGCGGTGACCAATCCGGACAAGAAGCCCCCCAAGACCACGGGCGTGGCGCTGACTTGTGATGTCCACGGCCCCAACGCGGGGATCATGTTCATTGCCAACACCCTTCTCACCCGCCAGTTCTTCTTTGCCCTTTCCGGTTACGGCCGGCAGTTGGTCGCCAACCTAATCAACCCCGAGCAGACAGCGATCCGTTGGCTAACCATGCATCCCCCCTATGATCGGCTGCTGGAGTGCCACTCCCAGCGCACGATGAATTCCTATTGGCCGGGAGCTTACGAGTATCCAGGCGCAAGCGAGGCCGATTGGCAGCAGGGCGACATGGTCCTCCATCTCCCCGCGCTTTCCGACGAGCAACGGGTCGAGATTTTGAAGAGTATTCTATGAGCACAATTAACGATATGAGTGAGACCAGTAAGTATCGTGCTTGGTTCCTGCCACATACCCAAGGCTATGGCATCGACCTCGGTTACGGCGGCGACCCGCTTGTCCCCCATGCCATCTGCTTCGACATGCCGCAGCCTTACACCTCGGTCGGGTCGGCACCACAGCACTTAGGCGGTGACGCCCGCCGTCTGCCTTTCAAGAATAACACCCTCGACTGGGTCTACTCTTCGCACCTGATCGAGGACTTTACCTACACTGAGCAAGTCGCAGTGGTTAAAGAGTGGCTCCGCGTGCTCAAGCCGGGCGGTCGGCTCCTTATTCTGGCCCCCGACCAGCAACGGTTCTTGGCCCACTGCGCGGCCACGGGTCAGCCAATCAACGAAGCCCACAAGGAAGCCGACTACTCGCTGAAGACTTTCAAGAAGCGCGTGCTCAAGACCGGCAACATCCGCGACGAAGTGTGGACCGAGGCCGACTTCGATGACTACTCGTGGGGCATCGTCTTGGAAAAAGAATCATAACCTCGTGTGTAGTATATTAAGCGCATCATGTCGTATCGGGTCACAGTCGAGGAATTACGCAAAGGCGCACCGCCGCTGCGGATGATTTCGTTGACGGCTGTTGATTGGCTTCAGGCGATCGACGCGGTGACGGAGGTGCTTTCTCGCGAGGACGGCTACTTCAACCAAGACGAGCAGGAAAACACGGCCACTGAGCCGGATGATGAATTACTTTCATAGCGGGGATCTAGGTGATGTCATCTACGCTCTGCCCGCGATCCGGGCTTTGGGTAAGGGCAACTTGTATCTGAACTCCCGTCCGTGGACCGCGAAGATGACGCCCGAGCGGGCCAACGTGCTTCGTCCGCTCCTCGAAGCCCAAGACTACATCGGCAAGGTGATTCACGGGGATGCGCCGAAATCCGAATACGTAGTCAACTTCTCCACGTTCCGGAATGGCGGGCTGATCTACGGCGTCAGCCTCATGGAGCTTCAGAGCGATTGGGTTAATGCCAATACGGAGTCGGAACCTTGGTTGAAGGTCGCGCCGTCAGCCAAATCCCGAGGCCGCATCGTTTGTCATCGCAGCCCGCGATACCACAATCCTTACTTCCGCTGGGATGAGATCGGCGAGAAGTTCGGCACACAGCTTCTCTTTGTCGGTCTGCCGCACGAGGTCGAGGAACTGCGACGGGTCAGCAAGGTTCATGCGGAGTATGCGATCACTAATGACTACCTCGAACTCGCCCGGCTGATCGCGGGCGCGGATCTTTTCATCGGCAACCAGTCGAGCCCGATGGGCTTGGCGATCGGTCTCGGAGTGCCGTTTATCCAAGAGACATGCCTCTGGACGCCCGACTGCCTCTACCCGCGCAAGAACGGCTTCTACTGCTACGACGGCGGAATCCCGAGCCTGGATATCCCTGAGTTTATCCCACCACCGGATGTCGACCGCAACGTCCTACCTCCGGGCGGCTGGCAAGTGATCTCACGGAGAACGGGCGAGCGGGTCACCTTCAAGTCACATCGTCTGGCGACTAAGCACCTTAAAGGTTACGACCGCTACCTCAACGACGAATCTGCCGCCCAAGAGGTCGATCGACAGAATGCGGTGCGCGTCCCGCATCTCGTCCGGCGCGACTCCACGTTTCAAATCTTCGGGAAAGTTAAGCCGCTCGTTGAGGCGGTCTCTAAATGAACGACGCCTGTAAAACCGGAGACATCTCCGAGTCGATCTTCGCCACCCAAGCTCTGCGACGGGGCTGGTGGGTTTACACGTCCAATGGTCATGCGCGGCCGGCGGATGCGATCGTGGTCCGACCACCAATGCGTCCGGTCTCCATTCAGATCAAGACTGCCTCGATCTATGCCGATCGTGACAAT